TTCGGTGCTACGGTTGCGTCCGGGTCGGGTATAAGCTCCGTTTGGTTCGCTAATATCAAATCAACGTCTTCCGAAGTAATACCAAAACGCCGGGTTGTCTTTGTAAACCATTCTTTGTATGTCATTGCCTTGTGCTATTGGGGTAGGCTTGGGCTGGGGTAGCGTTCGGAACTATCACCTTCCTAAAACTCCCCAGCCGTCGCCTGTTGGTTGTTAGTGGCTCCAGCTTGTATGGGTCACGTCTGCAAGGTAGGTGTGCGAAGACGAAAGCCATGCGGGGAAGGCGTTAGCTACGCCCATCGTTACTTCCTCTACGGGTTCCTCGTTTGCAAACTTCTTAATCAAGGTGTGGCCGTTCATAGCCTTAATAGCGGCGGTTCCTTTCAGCTTAGCGTCTGCGGGGGTCTTCCAATAGGTATAACCCAACTGCTTAGTTTCGCTGAACATAACCACATCGTCGGCAAATGGGTTGCCGGAATATGGGCGCGAACCGTCTGCAAGCTCCAGCGTGATGTCCTGGTCTATGACGATAATCTGCAATCCGTAAAGGTACTGCAATTTCTTCATAGCCTTGTTCACGGTGTCAACGTCAGGGGTGTCCTCCAAACCGAGGGCGTTCTGTGCAAAGCTTGCACACTTCTTTTGTACTTCCTCGGTGTCGGCGAACTTGGCGAAGGTGTCTACGTTCATAAAGGCGTACTTCAAGTGGATGTTCTTTGCGCGTGCTGCCTTAACAATGGCCTTGAAGTCCTTGCTAATAGGCTTTGCGCTGGTGCTATCCCAACTTGCGGAGCCTGTCTGATAACCTACCTTTTGGTCGGCGGGTATCTCGTAGTCCACGTCGTACTCGGAAAGTACGCTTACGTTGTTGTCCTTAGTAAGCGTAATCTTACCCAAAGAAATCTGCTGCAAGGCCATCCACTCCAAACGGGCGGCTACACCCGTCCAGCAGTACTTCGTATCTTCTGCCCAAACCTCAACAAGTGCGCGAAGGTCGGGGTTCTGCGAAGTCATGGCTACCATTACGTCGTAATCGTCCAGCTCTTCGTCGTTCATGGTACGCTTAATCGCAATCTTGGGGATATCTCCCTGTATGCGGCTAAGTGCTTCGCGGGTCTTCTTATCAATAGAAACACCACGCGCTACCAAATCGGCGGCAATCTTCAAGCCCGTTTGGGCTTCAAGTGCTTTCCACGTCAGCGTATAGTTCTGCTTCAACGGGAAAAGCGAAGGGTAGTAGTAAGGCTTCAAGTCGTAGGTGTTAATTACGCCCTGCATGTCCTTTTCTACCAAACCTACCATAAGTGTCTGTATCATAACTTACTGCCCTTTCTGTTAAATTAACACTATGCCCTTCAGCTTGCTAAGAATAGCTTCCGAAATAGGCGGTATAACACTCTCTTTGAATTGGCCGATAGTTACTGCGCTAACGAGGTGGTTTTCCAAATCCTTAACGTCGTAATGGTCGCCCGTAAGAGCCTTCGGGGTGTACTTGAAGGCTGCGCCGCTTGATGCGTGTTCGCCGTCTGCGGCCATAATTACTGCGTCCTTTGCAATCGCGCCAATAGTTGTGCCGATGGTAATGGTGTCGTAGGATGCCGAAGAGGTGGTATCAATAGCGGAAATAGCGTAAGCCTTGCCGTTAAGGGCAGACATAACGAAATCCCCGGTCTTGAAGTGCGAACCCTTGGCTACCTTAATCGACGTACCCGTAGCACCTACGGCTTCAATGACTTTTGCGGTCTTGACTACATGGTAGAGTCCGTCTGAACCCAAACCAATAGCCGTACCTTCCTTCAAAATCACGCCGGGGATAAGCTCGGCAGACTTCACGGTTACACCGTTAGGGATATCGGCTAAGTTGTGGGTGCAAGCGTGTACTACTCGCGTGTCACTCTGTCGCTTAATTTTCAAACCCATTGTTTCGTCTGAATTAAAAGTTAAACTTAAATTTCCTTACCCGTTAGGGTGTTGCCGGGCTGCTGGGATGCGATGTAGTCTGCTACGCCCTTGGAAATCCCCTTCTCGTTCACGGCTCCGAAAATTGGCTTTCCTCCACCTAACAGGCCGTTGTCTGCTTGCTCTTGTGCAAGGGCGGCTAACTCTGCGTCCTGTTCGGTCATGTAGGTGTTAAACTCTTCGTCATCCTTGAAGGTTCTACCCTTGAAGCCGCCTAACAGCAGTTCGCGGGTCTTCCCCTTAATTCCGGCCTTGTCTAAAGCTCCGACAAAACGAGCTTCGCGGGCTTCTGCTACCTTCCCGGCGTTAATGTCGGTAAT